GCTCAGCAGACGGCGCTCAACCCGAAGTTTTTCGCTCGGGATATGGTCCCCGATGGGATGGGTGGCCAGATTGATCGCGAAGCGAAGTATTGGCGAGATCAGTACGCCCAGTACACAGCTGGGTTCGCTGGCACTGGCTCTGGCGTTTACGGAGGTTCATTGGGGAGCGTTTACGGAGGTTCATTGGGGAACGCTCAGGCGATGCTTACTCTTGAGCAGTTCAAGGCTCAGCAGACGGCGCTCAACCCGAAGTTTTTCGCTCGGGATATGGTCCCCGATGGGATGGGTGGCCAGATTGATCGCGAAGCGAAGTATTGGCGAGATCAGTACGCCCAGTACACAGCTGGGTTCGGTGCTACTGCTGGCGGCGCCACCACTGTTAACGCACCCAACATCACTATCATTGCCACTGGGGCCAGCGCCGCTGATGTGGCCGCTCTCGTTGGCAACCAGATGACTCAGCTTCAGCAAGCTTATACGGCCATCATCTAACTGGGTGGATGAATTGCCGAAGAGTCCGTAAGGGTTTGTAACTAGGAGACAAAGATGGCAGCAAGGGTTGCATGGGTTTTCAGAGATCTTCATAACTTGACGACTCCTGAGGAGTACGCGTGGGAGGTCAACCCACGAGAGTTCGATATCGGCTACCGCAAGTCGGTTCAGTACGAGACGACGACCGCCCCAGACGGCAGGGCTCTCATCTACGAGGGTCAGGACGAGGTCAAGAAGATTAACTTCAGTGGCACAATCCTCGTTGAGGACCAGTATGATGCCATGATCTACTGGTTCTCGAAGCGCTACCAGCTGCAGCTTGAGGATGACCTGGGTCGCCTGTTCTCCATCTACATTACGTCGTTCCAGCCGAAGCGTGAGCGGTCTTCTCAGTACCCTTGGAAGCACAGCTACACCTGCGAGGCTCTTGTCCTGGATTGGGTGTCATGAGGCTGTCTGCAGAAATCGACAGGATTTTCGATGAGGGCGTGTTTGTTGGGGGGAACCGTTCGCATCACCGTGTGACGGTGGAGCCGTATTGGCAGCTGCACACCACCCCTGATGCTATTGGTACGTCTGCTCGTGGTCCGTATCGCTGGTGGCAGCGCGCCGATAACTCTCAGCTGGAAATCGAGGTGCCGAACCTCAAGACGATCGATATCGACCGGAGTTTGCAGCAGCCGATCTCTACGTGCAACATCGAGATCTTCAATCAGTGGCACAAGCTGAACGACGAGGGTGTCTCACCGGAGGATCTTCAGCAGCTGGGCGACCCCGGCCATTTCTGGTTTGAGCGCGGCAAGAACCCTCAGGCTGAGGACCGCTGGGATCACACGGAGTCACTGGGCGCCTATCGCAAGGACGGGGTTCATCTACCTGATTTCTCTTGGAAAAATGTTCTGATCCCGAATGCTCTTCTCCGTACCTATCAGGGTTACGGTGGCTTTGATGAGAGCGGGAACTTGTTGCCGATCAGCGAGGCCGTGGAGTCGGGGAACCTGCTGTTGACTGGCGTGTGGCTTGTCGACACTGTGACTACTGGTTCTACTGGCTTGTTGAGTCTTCGTTGTCGCGATATTGGCCGTCTTCTGCAGGAGCAGTTTGTGTTCCCTCCTGTCGCGCCAGAGGAGCATTATCCGGTTCATTACTATCCTGCGGGAACGTCTCAGTTTGCGTCTGTGTGGGGGCCTCAGCACAAGTTTGCGAAGAACAGTCAGACAAGTCCGGTTCACCGGGCCAGGGTTCCGATCATGTATCATCAGAGTTCGGTGGATATTGTCGCGGTTACTTCGGCTGAGTATGGCGGCTGGGATGCGACTCCGACTGGGACAATCAGCGGGCTTTCTTTGGCGTATGACTCCCCGCTGCACCGACCGGGTGTTGCTTGGCCAACTGTCATTGATGGTCTTGAGGGTCCCCGAGGTAGCTATTCGGTTGACGGTAACGATTCGACCTTTGCTGTGTCGATCGGTAACCAGTATCCGACGAGTCCGTCGGCTTTTGATTTCTGGGAGTACATTGTCAGCCCCACAAATCACAGCACCTCCCCTCCGAGTTCTCCTACCGCGTTGGATGTCGACGAAGTCGAGATCACCACTTGGGGCGGCGGGTACGAGTGCTATATCTCTGTGATGAGCGCGTTTGGTACTTGGCACGATGGCGGGCTGGGGAACATCCCTTACGATTATTCGGTTTACGACACCAACGCTGACATCCCTTATGTGATCAAGGTAAACATTCCTGCTTTCCAAAAGAACCAAGAGCGGGCAATGAAGTTCAACCTCCCGCAGGCGTATAACGCTGTTGGGGTTAGGATTACGCTTGCTAAGCCGCAGGATTCTGGTGTTGGCGACTACCCGTATCGTTCAGGTATCCGCGACATCAAGGTGTTTAACTCTGCGCCGACGAGTAACAGGCCGATAGTCCCTAACGTCTCCGGTATGGCTGTTGATCCTTTCACGTATGCTATGACAGCTCACCCTGTCCACGGGTATTGGCTTTGTGATACCAGCGGCAATGTCTACGGGTACGGGTCGGCGTTCGACGCCCATCTGGATGTGGATTACCCGGTTTCGGGCATGTCTGCGGTCCCGCAGGGCAATGGGTTTGTCGCTGTTGAAGAGGACGGCACTGTTCATGCTGTTGGAGATGCCCAGCATTATGGGCAGTATGTGCTCGCCGGGTTCTCTTTGCCTGGCCCGCCAAGCCAGGGCGAGTGGCAAGAGCCAGTGTTGAGAGCTACCGATATCGCTATGAACTACAATGGGACCGGCTACTGGGTGAGCTACTCCAATGGCAGCATCCTTGGTTTTGGCGATGTCGAATTGGATCCGGCTCCAGGTTTCGGCACACAGGGCGACGGTCAGTGGTACGGCCTGTTGACCCCTTCTGGTCCTGAGCTATCCGCAGGGGTAACGCAGAAGGTCTTTTTGCCTGGGACTCCTGTGGTGACGTGGTGCGAGATCCAGGCGACTTCGCCTCGTACTGGTCGGGCGCATTGGGCTCAGGCTCGTGCTACTGCCATTTGTGCTCACCCAACCGCCAACGGTTTTTGGGTGACGAATGCTCATGGAGAGTACTTTGCGTTTGGCGCTTCGAAGCTGTTCAACGATATCAGACAGCACACTAGGCCCGAGTATGCGCGAGGTCACCCCACTTGGGGCGATGGCGTCACGGTCCCGTATGGCGGGTTGTGGCAGAGGACGTTCAACGCTGGACAAGGTAACGGTTTCGTTGCTGGCGGTGTTTGTACCTCTGTGGAGTGTACCGAGGACGGCAAGGGTATTTGGCTGCTGTTCGGCGATGGGCATATCGCCCAGTTCGGGTCCGCTTTGGGTCTTGGGCCTGTCAGTTTCTACAACTCAAACGACCCCAAAATGGTCGTTCCTAGCGGTATCGGTCGCCGCTACTCGACTATGCCTGCCGAGTTCTTGTTCTACGAGGCGTTGACATATGAGATCGTTCGTGCTCCTGCGGGTGTCGCAACTGCCGCTCCGGGTACCGCGGCGTGGGCGAGCGAACCTAAGGGCACGGGGTTCTGGATTCTGACCGGGGCGGGGAGCGTCGGGTCGTATAACACCAAGTTCTGGGGCAGCCCAAGCTCTACTGGTATGGGCGGACTTCGCTGGAACGAGGGGAACTACACCGACTATAGCGATATCGTCAAAGAGTTGCTGATGTGGGGCGGCTGGTGGATGTATGACCCAGATCCTCCGCTTGCCGAGGCCACACCTTTCGGCAACATTGAGACAACCGGGATCATGTCAGACACTGAACTCAAGCTGGACAGGTGGGATAAGAAGCCGCTGCTCGATGGCATCAATCTTCTCCGTCAGGTGTCGAATTATCTCTTCTACATTGACGAAGAGGGCGGCGCTCACTTCGAGTCCAGAAACCTGTGGCGTGCTGGCAACTTTGATTTGAACGGCAACCGTCTCTGGGTGGTCTACGATATCGAGAACCCTGATGGTTCGTTGTCTCCTCGTCAGGTGTTCCCAACGATCACCAAGGGTCCTGGTGGGCAGCCTGTCTACACTTTCGACCCCGGTGACGAGGCCGCTGTCCCCTATATCCCTGAGGTGAATGAACGCACGAACCTCACGAGTTACTCGGTGACTGCCGATTTCGCTACGATGCGTTCCCAAATCATCGTTGGTGCAACCCAGCCGAGCTACTGGGATCAGGCTGACCCGACTCACGGCTACGCAGACAGCGCCGGTGGCTTCCAGATCTACGAACCACCTGCCGCTTCTGCCCCGTTGTACGAAGAGGATTCTGATATCACTGCGCTTCGTGGGATCAATCGCCCATCGATGCTGGTGAACCGCAAGTTCACCAATCAAGAAGAGCAGAAGACGATGATCGAGCTGCTCATGCTCTACAGCTGGTTTGATCAGAGAACTGCTTCGTTGGCTGCCCCGGCGAACCCGTGCCTGGGGGTCAACGACCAGATCAGGGTGATTGAACGTCAGGCGGACGACACCTACATCCATTACATCCGGTCGATGAGGACATCCGCTGACATTCCTAGCGGAAAGTACTCTATGGCGTTGGAGACCAACTGGTTGGGTACCGCGGATAACTGGGTGGTCATGTCAGAGGGTGAATCTGGTGGCGTTTACAATCCGATCGACTACGCTTTGGTGTCGAACAATGTCCTTAACTGGGCGCTTCGAACTGAAAGAGGAGCGATCGGGGAGGCTTTGCTGACCTCGCTGCCCCATGTCATTTTCGATATCGATTTCGATGAGAGTGCCATCTCGCAGGGTGAAGACTGGTCGTGCAGCGGAACAATGGAGATTGGCGCACCCGGCCTCAGCAATGTGAGGTTGACGGTTGTCCATGCCACCGACTGGCTGATGCCAGCGTCGATCAATATCGGCGGCTCTCTGTTCAATCTGCCTGACGAGGGTGGCACCCTGGAGTTGGGCGACATCGTGGGTGAGTCTATCAGCTACAGTATCGAGATCACGGGAACGACATCTGAAGCCAACTACGGTTCAGTTTCGCTTACTCTCAGGTTCGAGGCCGAGGGTGTGAATCCGGTTGTTTCTGGTTCGTCCATGATGGTGACTCAGAGCGATGGGACTCCGCTGGGTCAGCCGGGTAGTCAACTGTCGCTACCTCCGCTTCCTTCCGGCACCAACTGGGGCGGCGAAGGCGGGGTTATTGTTGATGATGGCGATAGGACGATGGCGCCGGTTGCTCTCTCTCAGCTTGAGGATGACATCACTCTCACTCACGAGGGCGGCATCTTCCCCTACACCAGCATGGGTAACCGCCACGCCTATGCCCCTAACGTCACGACAGCGAACAACCCGGATCTGCCTTACGGTGAAATGATCGTTCTGGGTGATTCGCTGTCTGCGCTGGGCTTCACTTTGGGCGCACTCAGTGGCACTGATCGCTGGTCTGATGCCGTTGTGGCTTCTGGGGCTGTGACAACCCAGCAGAATGGCGCGATCATGGGTCGCACATCGCTCCCTGATGACGATCCTTATGTTCCAACGCCTCAGTCTACTGATGTTCTGGTGGTGTTCTTCGGCGCGAACGACATCAACACGACCGCAGCGGTCTTGGGTTTGGATGTCATCAGCCCCAGTGATTTCCAGTCCAACATCGAATGGCATCTGGATAACTATCCAGCGGAGCGACAGATCGTCATGTATCCGTGGCGCTGGTCGTATAGCGCTGTGGATGGTGTTCCGGCCTCGGAGGGGATCTATCAGTTGTATAGGAATGCGGCCGAGGCTGCTGCCAAGAATCGTGGGGCCTCGTTTATCCCGGTGGGTGACTACTTGGAGGACGCGAGCGCGTACCAGCATGATGGCATCCATTGTAATGCTGATGGTGTGACGTACCTTGCTGATCTTGTGATCAAGGAGCTGACCGAAGGGTTGGAGACACAGGAGCCAGGTTCTGCGGTTGTTCCGGCTGGTTCGTGGGGGGCAGCTCTGTGGTATCAGCTTTCTGCAGAGGATGATCTTACGACGCCAAACGTCCCGGAGGCGATGGTACAGGTGTTGGCTGGCGGCTTCGGCGCGTTGATCGCTGGCGAGTGGGTGTCGTTCAGCTATGACAACACCCAGTTCAGCGTCAGCGGCGAGGCGTGGGGTGTGAACAGGGCTGGCATGTTGACGCCTACTGAGATCCCTACGGGGCTTACCGCTCCTTACGTGTATGGGTGGTCGTCAACTGGCACCAATGGTCGCCAGTTCGGGCAGACGACCACGAACTTCGATGGGTCTCCGGGGTTGATTAGGGCCTTCGGTTTTACTGCGCCAGAGGAGGTCCTGGCTGAAACTGCCACTGCCTTTGCTTGGTGGTTCACTGTTCGTGTCATTGGTCCCGATGCTGCTACTGCAGATTATCGCTTCTTGCCGGGCCTTGACATTTTGAGTAGCACTGGCCTCACCGAGTTGGCAGCAAATGATTCTGGTGGTTTTTCTGGTCGCGCCCGGGTGTTGACTGATGAATGGCAAACGATTACTGGCCACACGGCTTCGATGGCGCAGATCGACAGCTTTCCTCCTATGTTTATCCCCGGGTATTTGGAAGCGGGGATAAGCCCTGGTACCGGAACTGGTACTGCTTCATCTTTCCATGCTTGGTGGTACGAGCTTCCCGAGTGCGAAGAGGTTTCGGTGACTCTTCAGGTGGTTGATGAGCCAACTGTAGATGACCTTTACTATTGGGCTATGCAGATTGATTTCACTGATTCTTCTGGTGATGTTCTTTCTGGTTGCCACTGTGGGCTGCAATGGATGGACGGTTACCCCAATTACAACGCAGTGAACTGGGGAGGATACCGGAACTCCGATGGCTCGATCCTCTCAGGGTCAACGTCAGCTCTTCCGTCTGCCTTGGGCAACGATAACACTCGTAACTACAATTGGAATGAGGGAACTGAGTATCGGTTCCGCATTTTCAAGGTAGCGAATCAGGGTGGCGAGCCTGTTGGTACAACTCGTTGGCGTTGCACGGTTACCAATTTGTCAAGCAGCGTCACTACTACGATTCGTGACCTCTATGCTTATGGCGATCGTATTCATGGTGCAGGAGTATGGTCTGAAATCTTTGCAGGTTGCAGCGATCCGAGTGTGACTGTGCGCTGGTCCAACTTTGAGGGCTTTGAGTATGGCACTGGTACCCCTGCCACGATCGACACTTTCTATCTCACGTATCAGGTTGACGGTTGCACCAATACTACTACTAATGCCGATGGTATGGGTGGCCTTGTGCAGCAAACTAACACGACTCGGGCGAACGCCCACGAGAGTCTCTTGAATTTGTGAGGGAATAATAATGGATGAAGTAGCATTGGCAGCTTTGCTGCACTCAAGAAGCCTAGAGTCTCTCGCTCGGGCACGTTCTGCTATCGAGAACCAGGGGAGCATGTCCCCCGGTTTCCAGGGTGTCGACAATGCTCTGTCTGGGTTGCAGGCGGTAAAGAATCAGGTGCAGTCAGCGATTGCCCGTCAGTCGAGCGAAACCCAGAACATTGAGGCTATCGGCGGACAGCACATGAGGGTCTCTGGTGAGTTCATGCTCAATGGTGCTGGCGAGTCTGTCAACGTTATCAATTTCCCTAAGGATGTCGTGTTCACAGAGAAGCCTCTGATCTCTTCGTGTTCAGAGATGCGCGACTGGGATAGCCAGATGCAGGCGGCTCGTAAGACGAAGTTCCCGACTGCTAATGTGATGGTCGCTGGTTGGATCATGGAAGATGATCCGCGTCGCAACTTGAGGCTGTACAAGGGTGTACGGTTGGCGTGTGTTGTGACAGGTTGGAGTTACATGAAACTTATCATCCATTGGCATGCGGACGGTATGGCTATGGGTGGTCCGACTTCCTATAATCCGATTGCGTTGACGGACATCTGATGACGAACTATGTGAGGGTTCAGACACCCAACGTTTTCGAGTCGCAGTCTCGGCCACCGGTTTTTGATGTGCCTGTGTTCTCGTCGAACGATTCCGGGGTGCAGGTGTCGAGTCGGTGGTCTCCCGCGGCTCAGATTGCTATCAGGAAGATCGAGGTGTCGATGAGCTTGTCTATGGGCATCTCTACGTTCGCTATCCTGAAGGGGTTCAACAACAACAGTGTTGACCCCAACAATCCTTTTGATGTGCTCATGTTGGGTGGCGATGTGGCGTGCTGGCTTCGTACCAGCGCCTACAAATCTCAGACTCTTTTCAGCAATTATGAGGGGTTGCCGATTTACGTCGCGCCGTCCGAGTGGATTGCTGTAGGGTGTTACGAGGCGGCGAACCCGTGTGTGAACCCTTCTATTCGTTTCTATGCAGAGTTGATGGAGTAAGACGTGCCCTACAATTGGCCTGGTTATCGGCCCCCTTACGTGCAGTACACCCCCGCTCAGCCTGATGCGGAGCCTCTTCCCAAGCCAGAGGAATGGTATTGCAACGCTTATGTGAATCGCCCTGGGCTTGCAACGTACTCTGTTGATGTTGATTTGCCAGCCTTGGGTTACCCGTACAACAGAGGATCGTTTCCTACTAAATACTTCAGTTTTTATTTTTCCTCGTCCGCAAGAACGCCAACCGGCAACCAACTTGCGGACGACAATTTTGACTACACTGTCTACTCCAGGGTTGTCAATGCTGATGCAGAGTTGGCTGCTGGTAGTTTCTATACCTATGGTTTGCCGGGTAACCTCAGTGAAGCCACGGGTCATGTGCAGCTTGAGATTGCCAAGCAGTTCCCTTACTTGGGTGGGGCGCGGTCATACGATGATCCTGAGCCGATGCCTATTTGGGGTTACTGGGTGGATGCCCATCTCAGATTGGAAGAGGTAGGTACGGCAAAGGTTGTGAAGGAGTGGTCGTGGACTTGGACCATCTACAATCGCTACAAGAGCGATGCGGTGGAGGACATCCATAAGTACACCGATCCTTTGGTGAACCTGGATATGAACAACTTTGCACCCGGTATGGGCGCAGCGGTGACTAACATTTTGCAGTACCCGTACTACCCTGACACAGAAGCAATGACCGACAATTACAGGAGCTGGATTTGGGCTACGGCACGTTCCGCTCCTTCTAACGGTGTCTGGATCGAGAACGCTGACCTTGATGACGCGCCCGGCTTCTGGGATACGACTCCGTATCAGTATCCAAATGTCTGGGTCGAGGACGAGTCGCACCCAGACGGTGGTTACTGGTCTAATCCTATAGAGAATAACTTTCAGCGTGTAGTCGAATCGAGGAGGCGAGCGATCACGACATCTGGGATGTGGAAATATCTCCCTGATGGCAAATCTTTGGGTGATTATGGGCCTACGAATCCTTCTACTAGGAAGGTCAAGTTCCAGGGGCAGACTTACGAGTACCCGTACTTCAAGGACAGCAAATTTCTGGTGTTGGAGGTTGGCTTCGACTGGAGAATCCTTGAAATCGCCCACTGGAAGCGAAGGTCAACACCGCTTATCCCGGGGACCATCCCACCCAAAATACCCTTGCCGCCAAATGGCTATTATAATGGCTTCCTCCCCTATTCGATGTTCCCTCAGTACGAGATTTGTGCTTGGACTAATTTTGATACTGCGTATTCAACCAGTCACTGGGGGACTGGAAGACTTGCCACTTCGTTGTCTTTCGACCGTGAAACGACTTACGATTATCTTGCCCGGCCTTCTATCACGGAGGGCCTCTTCAACGGCGACTTGTATGCTACAAGCGAGTCCGAGTTGCTGGGCATGGGTTATAGTCGGCCTTACTGGCTTGAGGATGTGGGTTACTACTCTCTGACCTATCCGGGTTTTCAATGGTTTCCGGGGTTTCCGGCCCCGGTAGAGCCTTCGGGATATACGGCGGCGGGGAACTCTGATAAGGTTAGCTTCAGGGAGCAGTTTGTTATCGCTCTTCCAGGTAGCTTCACCAACGGGACCACTGAGCCGAATATCCATCACGATGATATCACTGCTTTCAATTTTACGATCATCACACCACCGACCGTCTGTGCCTACTACAGACAAGAAGATGAAAGCTTCTACGTTGAGCAATTCAGCCATGAGTTTTCAAACTTTGATTGTTCTGTCAGGATTTGTGATGGCAGTCACGTCGAGTTGCTTGACTTCGGCGGCGGCGGTTGGAAGATCGGCACGGTCCAGTGGTGAAGCTGAAGCCAGCCACGTGGGCGTGGGTGGGACTGGTTGGCTATGTAACGGCCGCTGATGCCGCTCTGATCGCCGCTGAGGCCAAAGGGGTAGATGGGTACTGCACGATGTCCACGGCGTTTAAAACGGCCCTGGAGCATCCTGTGAAGAGGTGGCAGCTTATTCTGAGCTGGCTACTTGTCACACTGCACCTGTTCCCTATACTATTACCGAGCAACCTGCGGCCCTACGAGCCGATCGGCTTCAGTGGAAGGATCATCAGTGGATTTGTCAGTCGAGCAACTCACCGAAGAGCTGCACTCCCGAGCACTGGACCGGGGACGGAACGATACCTCTGAGTTCTCCGGTGCCCTCGCCCGGCTGATCTTCAAGTACGACGCCGACCTGAACTTCGACTCGTTCAAGGACGACCGCGGTGTGCAGATCATCGACCGGGCAGGTCGCAGCGTCGGCTTGTACCCGGTGGCTGTCATCGACGGTTCGATCCGCTGCGAGCGCAGCGTGTACACGGACGTTCTGGTGCTCGCTGATGGCCCGATGACACTCGGGTGGATCACTCGCAGCGAGGTGTCCGAAGTTGACCCTGACATTTTTGTGGTGGGTCCGAAGTCGGTGCATCAGATGCCGACCGAGTTCGATTTCGCTCAGGCATGCCCTCACATGGCCGTGTACGGTGGCGTGTGGCTGAATATGGATGAGGTGTGGGAGTGCTTCGGTTGTGGTGAGCATCTTGTGAGGTCACGATGAGGGGCCTTGGCATCTTCTGTTACCCCCCAAAGAGCGAAGAAGATCTCATCGTGTCATGTGAGGCGGACTTCAGTGCGATCAAAAATGACCGTACAACTAAAGAGGATACCGAGTCAGGTGCATGGTTCCTCAACTATCTGATGGTGAGGACACGATGAAGCTTGCTGCTCCGGGAGTGGAGTTCTCCCAGCTGATGACGAAGCTGCGGGTGCGATCCGGCAAGTCGGCTCGTGCCCTGTCGATCGCCGCTGGCAAGTCGCAGAGCTACGTGTCGAAGATGGAACGTGGCGAGTTCGTCCCGACGGTCGACACGTTCGCGAGGCTGGTCCACGAGCTGGACTGCTCGGATGCTGAGGTGTTGTTCTTGATCAGGTCGCTGCGATGAATGAGTATGACTACAAGTTCGTGCAGGACTACCCTGGCGTCAGTCGGGCCAAGGACTGGAGGACAAACCCCAGTTCGTCGAACCGCGGTGCTGTCGATCGCTCTAGGAACTGGCATCTGTTGCTCTGGCGCAACCGCAGTCCGAAAGCGCTGACGTTCCACGGTCCTGCGAACTACTTCACGGTAAAGCGAGCCAAACCCAGAGGCTTGCTCCGCCGTATCCCGCAGAACCCAGGTGCGCCCAGCCTCCGGTAGTTCTGTGATGAGGTCCGCGGAACTCATGATATGTTGGGCGCATGAAGTTCAGCGCCTCGATGATCAAGACGTACAGCAAGTGCCAGCAGATGGCGAAGTTCAACTACATCGAGCGGCTCCCCGACAAGCAGTCAGCGAGCGCCACCTTCGGCACCTGCGTCCACGAAGCACTAGAGCAGTACAACGAGCACCACGACGTGGACAAGGCGGTAGCGCGCTTCCTCTACACCTGGGAGAACCCTTCTGCTCTCGGCGTCGAGCCAGACTTCTGGCACCGCCGAGTGACTTACGGTGGTTTGCAGGAAACCGGGGTCAAGTGCATCCTTGAGTACCACGAGTCGGCTGCGTGGGCGAACCGTGAGATGATCGCCGCAGAGCACAAGTTCTGCGTCCCGTTCGGTCACCACCACCTCTCCGGTATCGTGGATATGATCGAAGCGACCCGTAACAGCGGTGAAGAGCTGCGGGTGTGCGACTACAAGACAAGCGGATCGAAGCCCAACTTTGATTCCCTGTACTTGGATCTGCAGTTCTGCGCTGACGAGGAGACCGAAATCCTGACCCGTCGTGGCTGGAAGCGGTTCGATCAGGTCTTGGTGGGCGAGGATGTCATGACATTGAATCACGACACCGACATGGCGGAATGGCAGCCAGCTCTTGATGTTCACACCTTCCAGGCAACCGATCAGACCCTCCTCTCGATGGAGGGCAAGGCTCATTCGTCTCTCACTACTCTGAATCATCGTTGGCCGGTCCAGCATCGAGTGACGAGCAGCTCTAGTTCCCGCATCGAGAAGAGAGTTGTTCTGTCCGAGGATCTCACGGGCTCTGACAGAGTGATTTGTGCTGCTGACGTGGCCAACCTGCCCAATGCAGCCAAGTACCAGTCTTCGTTCGTTGAGCTTGTGTCTTGGTTCTGGACCGAGGGCCACCTCATGGAAGGTGGATCTGTCTCGATCTCTCAATCTGATTCCGTCAACCCGGATTATGTTGCCCGTATCCGCGGAGCGCTAACCGATCTGTATGGAGCTCCACTCGCCTCCCTCAGGAATGGCGGTCAGTCTCTCCCTCAGCCAGCTTGGCGTGAGTCTGTCGATTCTGATGTGACGCGGTTCTACTTGAATCGCACCGCTTCTTTGGAGCTGCTCCAAGTGTTCGTAGATCCCTCAGTCAAGGTCGTGGATCCACAGTTCGTGGCCTCGCTCACTCTGGATCAGTTGCAGCTCTTCATTGATGTATCACTCATGGCTGATGGGTCAGAACAGAATGGATGTCGAGTGATTACTCAGTCTGTTCGTGAGCGTCTTGACCCTTTCCAGATGGCTTGTTCGCTCCTCGGTATGAGAACTTCCCTTAGGAAGACTGCCGTTGGAGGGTCGGGGGCCTACGCTGGCCGAGAGTTCTGGATCCTGAGCATCAAGGATCGCCGTCCACTCTTCGCTCCTGTGAAGAGTGTGAGGTCTGAGGTTCAATACACCGGGACCGTGTGGTGTCCGCGTACCGCAAACGGGACATGGTTCGCTCGTCGAAACGGTCAGGTGTACTTCACGGGCAACACGATCTACTACTACGCGTCGATGCAGCCCGAGTTCTGGCTGGGGTTCGATGACGGCACGTCGATGACACAGAACGATGACGGCTCGCCGCGGTACCCACCGATGGAGAACGGGCAGGAGCTGTACGAGCGGTTCAAGGACGCTGACCGCAAGGTGATCTGGTATCACTTGCGTCAAAACAAGGAGCTGGACTGCGGTCCCCGCGACGACGGCGATTTCTTGAGGCTGCTCCGGTGTTGTGATGAGATCGAGAAAGCCATGAAGTACGATGTGTATGTCCCTAGTATCAGCGGGGATGCTTGCACCTTTTGTCCTTACACCGAACAGTGCAAGGCGTATGTACCGCCAGTTGATCCTGGCTTCTGAAAGGAAAATGAGAAATGACCAAGACCAAGACTCGTAAGCAGCTGGTGCTGGAAACTCTGACTACGGCTCGCCGCCGTGGCCGCGTCGTGATCGACGGCAACACCTACAAGACTTCGGGTGGCTGGATCGACGGCTGGCTGCTGACCCACCCCAGCCTGGGTGGTTCCGAGGGGCTGCGCCGTCTGCGTGAGCTGCGTCAGGACGGCTACCAGATCGACATGCGTGTGTCGGCCAAGGGCACGACGCGCCAGTACCGCATCACCCCCCGGAAGGCCACTAAGTGAAGGTCCACACCACAGGACAAGACGATTACGGGCAGCACTTGCGGCTGCTTGTCGCCGGTCAGCCGGGAGCGGGCAAGACCCGCTTCTCGGCGACCGCCCCCAACCCGCTGTTCGCTAATGCGCGCGGTGGTCTCATGTCGATCGCCGACCGTGGCGTTCGCTACGTTAACATCGGTTCCGAAGCAGAGATGCTGCAGATGAAGCTGATGCTCGACGGTTTCGGAATGAGCGTTGAGGAGCATTTTCATGGGCCTGTCGATACTCTGGTGATCGACACACTGGACGAGTTCCAGCGCATCCTGATGACGGAGCGTCTCGCTTCTCAGAAGCGCGCTGAGACGACGGCAGGTGACTGGGGCTGGCTGTCCCAGCGCATGCACACGATCGTTGAGGGCCTGTGCAAGCTCCCGATGCACATCATCTTCGTGACTCACCTCAAGGAAGTCACTGATGGTGTCACCGGGCAGCTGTTCTTCAAGCCCAGCCTGCAGGGTTCCTTCTGTGAGCAGGTCAGTCAGTACATGGACATGGCGTTGCTGATCACTGCGCGCCACTATTCGACTGGCGGCCCGGAGCTCATCGAGGAGATGGGTCGCGATCCTTACATGTCGGAGGATACTGCGGTTCACTTTGATTCGCGGACGATGATCACGTATCCGTCGGCCATGTACGAGTGGGTCAAGGATCTGTCTGGTGTGCTGCCTCCTGAGATGGAGTTGGATTTCCAGAACGACTTCGGGACGCTCCATGAGCTGGTCTCTGCGAAGGCTGAATCTCTGCCAGAGAGCCTGATTTTTGAGGACGATTCGGCTGAGGTTCAGGCTGACGAAGCCCTTAATACCACTGGTGTTCCCGTCGATACCTACATTGCTGGTCTGACGGATCGGGCCAAGCAGTTCGGAGCTGAAGCTGCCCCTGTGGTGGCGGAGGCGTTGTCTGAGACGGAAACCCCCGTTGAAGAGGCGACAGGTACGGCTTGTGCGGATTGCGGCAAGGCGGTGGAGAACCAGGACCGGATTGATCTGGCCATGATTCGCTACCGCACCCCGCTCTGTGCTGGCTGTTTCGATAGTCGTCGCAATAGTTGAGACACTAGAAAAGAGACACAGTTATGGGCATGTTTACCCTCCCCCCTCGCGGGGCAAACGATGGCAGTCAGAACACCGGAGGCTCAGAGTCCTTCAGTGGAGCCAAGAAGGAGTACCCGGTTATCCCGGACGGCGAGATCGTTGAGGTCGAAGTCGTTGAGGTGGAACTGCGGGACCGTCCTGAATGGGCCATCCGTAATGCTGATGATGAGACCAAGGAGGTCTCCTTCAGGTTCCGCGTCATCAACGGCGCATACGAGAAGACCAACCTCTGGGGCAACACGATGCCATGGTTCGACTACAGTCCGAAGTGCAAGCTTCGCCTGTGGATCCAGGGCATCATGGGCGTCAGCGAGCTGCCCGAAGGCTTCGATCTGCGTGACGCGCAGGTTGACAACGGCAAGGGTGGGATGAAGACCATCTTCCCTGACCTCGCCGGGAAGCACGCTCGCATCCTCGTTGGCAATCGTCGCAACAAGACGACCGGTGTGCTGAAGCACTTCGTGCAGGACGTGTTTCCTGCGAAGACCTACCAGGACGTTGAGGACGCGTTCTAAGGTTTCGGGAGGGTTGGGTGGTTGGAAGGCTCTGGGACATCCAACCCTCCCGTCTCAGCGCAGTGGTGAAAGCATCACGCCGTCGAACGAGACGGAGTTGCGGGTTTCGAATCCCGTCTGCGCGCTATGACAATTAGATCAGGCAAAATCTTCATGGATGCTGACGGGGACTGGTCCATTGACCGGATCCAGTCGAACGAGCCGGGGCATCTCAACATCCCGACCGAGAAGATCTACGACCTGGGTAACTCCCAGTCGATCAGCACGATCCATGACATCCCAGAGATCACGTTCAAGCTGGAGAGCTTTGACGTGTTCCAGGAGCCTCAGCGCTTGCCGAGCAACTATCGGGCCATTGCTATCAACAGGGACGCGAACCCACTTTGAACGACATCATCGACTATCTGGAGTCCAAGGACATCCAGCTCAAGCCAGCCAACGAGAGCAACGTCCACACGACCTGCTGGTTCCATGGGGAAGACCCGAGTGATCGGGGTCGGCTCTACATCAACATCGATGAGTCAAGCGGCGCGCTCGGAGTCTTCAACTGCCTGGCTGCTGGCACTCGGATCATTACTAGGGGCGGCATCAAAGAGATCGGCTCACTCGCTGGCACGACCGCCGAACTCTTGGTCGCTGCTCCAAACGGGGTATGTACTTGGCGCGAGGCCCCGGTCTTGTCCTTCGGTGAACAGAAGCTTGACGCTATTACGTTGACTCGAAATGGCGTCAAGAAGACCATTCATGCAACCCCAGCGCATCGCTGGTTCGTGAAGTCTGGCAAGGATCGTGACAGGCGCAGAGAGGTTCTTACCTCTGACCTAAAGCCTGGAATGCGCCTCGTCGGCGCTCAGGTCCAGTCCGTTGCTCATTCTCACCCCTTGGTAAGTCATCACGGCATTGTGCGAGGCTTCATCTTCGGCGACGGGACATTGGCTCACGGTTCTTCGGTGGCATACTTCAATGCCCCCAAGGACGATGCGCTGCTGAGATACTTCCCCGATCATCCAAGCTCAACCAGGGAGTCGTCAACCGGCAAGCCAGTGCTGAGGATGGGTGGGTTCCCAGGCTTCTATAAGACGGAGCTTCCATCCCTTTCTGAGTCGCGGTCCTATCTGTTCGGCTGGCTCGCTGGCTACTTCGCGGCAGATGGTTGCTACTCATCTACCGCTGACTCTCCGGTTCTCCATTGCTGTGATCGTGCAGTCTTGGAGTACGTGCGTGACCTGTGCAATGTGCTCGGCATTGTCACCTACGGCATCTTTGAGCAGGTGCGGACGGGTTACAGTGATGGGCCTTCCTCAATCTTTGGTGTGCGGCTCGCTTCCGAGGATTTGAGTGAGGACTTCTTCCTGATTGAAGAGCACAGGGAGCGATTCAATCGAGGCGCGAAGTACAACCGCAAGGGCTGGGTTGTTGAGTCTATCCAGTCGACCGACCGCGTCGAGGAGGTGTTCTGTGCGGTCGTGGACGGGTACGGCAACTTCGCGCTCGAAGACAACATTTTGACAGGCAATTGTTTCGTGTGCGGCGAGACCGGTGGCTTCAACAAGATCCGCAAGCATTTCGGTGACGCGCCCATCAAGTTCGCCAACCCGGAGGCGAAGGACGATGATCTCCCTGATGATGTGCTGCTGGGGATCTACAACACGGCTTCCAGGTTCTACTACGAGCAGCTGAGCAACGCTCCTGCCGCCTACCAGTATCTGCGCGAGAAGCGTGGTCTCACCAATGAGACGATCGAGAAGTTCAGGCTGGGTTGGGCTCCGGCAGAGGGTGGGCTCGTCACCCATCTGGTGAACGCGGGGCACAGTGTTGAGGACATGATCCGCACTGGTCTCGTCGACAAGTGGGGCAACGATTTCTTCAAGGATAAGATCACGATCCCGTATCTGTTGATGGGGCAGACGATCCAGATCCGTGGCAAGGACATGAAGGGCAAGTATCTGACGCCTCATGGGCAGTCGGCGCGGCTTTTCAACTCTGATGCAGGGATCTACGACGACAGCATTGTGTTGACTGAGGGCGAGTTCGATGCGATGGCGCTCGATCAGCTCGGGTTCTCGGCGATGGGTTTGCCGGGGGTGTCGTCGTGGCAGGATTCGTGGGGCAAGCATATCTCTGAGGCGAAGCGTGTCCACATCTGTTTCGATAACGATCAGGCTGGGCGCGCTGGGGCAGAGAAGTTGGCGTCGAAGCTGGGTCCTCGGTCGAGGATCGTGGAGATCCCGGATGAGAACAAGGGGAAGAAGATCGATGTCAGCGATTGGATCGTTGACTACGGCAAGAACAAGGACGATTTCGACTGGTTGTTTCGCAAGTCGGTAGGCGGCCTGTTGGTCTCGGTGTCTGAGGCGTATGAGCGTTGGACGGAGATCGAAGGCAACCCGAACCTTGTGGGTTTGCGTTGGAACGTGCGTGAGATCGACTCGCAGATGCGTCACGGGATGTTGCCGGGCCAGGTGGTGACGCTGATCGCGAAGACGAACGTCGGCAAGACTTTGATTAGTCTCAACTTGTTTCACCGTATGTCGATGCTGAAGCCGGACATCAAGATTCTTTTTGTCTCACTTGAGCAGACGCGTAACGAGTGGTTCGAGCGTGCCCGCCGTATCCATTCGTTCTACGACCCTTGGGCTACCAACGAGGACACGATCCGCTACTGGTCCGACAAGTTCTTCCTCGTTGACAAGAACAAGATCACTGAAGATGACCTTGAGGCGTGCATCGAGCAGTACGAATACGAGACGGGCAGTTTGCCTGACTTCGTGTGCATCGACTATCTTGGCTACTATGCGCGCGGGTTCACTGGTGACGAGTATGACCGCACTACCTCGGCGATCATGGGCCTTAAGGGCATCGCGAAGCGCAAGCAGATCGTCATCTACGCGCCGCATCAGGTCAATAGGACCGGCTCGTTCGGCAAGGAGCTGTCTGCTGACATGGCGAAGTCCTCCGGTGCCATCGAGGAGACGAGCGACATGATGCTCGCGATCTGGAAGCCGGATCAGCAGCCAGGACGCCCAGTGGATGAGCAGTCCGGCGAGATCCACATGAAGATCCTCAAGTCCAGGGACGGTGCTACGGGTGCAGAGATCATGTACCAGTTCGCACCCAAGACCCTGGCGATCATCCCGAACTCCGACTCGGACGTGTCGAGGGTGATGAGGGAGCGGGTGTATGCCCGCAACTCCCATTCATGGGAGCAAGTCATCTACCGATATCGGACAGGTGATGAAGATCAGATGTTCCCATCTGACGAAGATGTACGCCGGGTGTTGAACACACCCAGACCATAAGGAGAAGCAAGTGATTACTGTAGTGTTGAGAGACAATTCGTCCCCTATCCCTCCCCGACCTCAGCCCTCTCTGAGTGGCATCATGGGCGCTCCCACGCCCTCCTTCAACCCGATCGCTGATGCTGCCGCACAGCTCACCGATGCTGCAACGGTGGCGGCCCCTCCGGTTACCGAGGTGGTTGTCGCAGCTGGCGAGTCGTTCGGTATCGAGAATGGCATTCTCTTGATTCGTGACGCAGGAGAGAAGGACATTGCGTTGTTCGCTCCTGGCACCTGGGCTTACGCGTACCCCAGCGAGGTGGAATGATGTCAAAGGAGCTCAAGGCTGGCGTTGAGGTATTCGACGGCAAGGAGGTGGTCAGCTATGCGGGCCGCTTCTCCGGGGCATTCGATGTGGATGTCGAGAAGGGCGCGCAGATGGCAAACGATGACCTGTATGGGTTCTTCGTGACCGCTCGTGTCGCCGATGCAAAGTTCTCGGTGGGCAAGACCACAGGTCTGCTGTCCCGCGCGAACACGTTCACCGTGGAGGATGTTGAGGTTCTCGATCTGGACAAGGCTAAGTGGTTGTACGACCAGCTCGGCAAGGTGGTCACTGGTGTGACCGAGATGATCGAGACAAAGATCCCTGTGGTTGATGAGAACCAGGAGTCGTTGTTCAGTCTCCCGGTGAGTCCCTCTACTAATGGGGTCAACAACAAGCCCATGTTCCTCGACGTGAAGCTGAGCAGCGGGGTGGCGTCATGAGCATGATGCAGGACATCGTTGAAGCAGACGTGTTCATCACGTCAGTCCAGTTCTCTGAGGCCAGCATGGAGCTGACGTTCTTGGAGAACCGCGAGCAGGCTGAGGACGTGGCGATCATGCGGTCCATGATGCTCAGCTTGGAGAAGAATCCTCGTTTGCAGCAGGCATTCAGGGATCTCCAGGAGATGCTCCAGTATGTCGTTGACGAAGGCTACTTCAGTCTCCGTAACGAGGGGCAGTCTGGGACGATCCGTGAGCAGATGTTGGCTCGTCGGGCGGCAGCTGAGGCTGCGGCAGCTGAGGGCCCTGATGAGACCCCGGCTGACATCGAGAAGCCCAAGCCGGAGATGGTTGTCAGGAGCCTCATTTGAGTCTCGACGCAGAGTTGAACGAGTTCATCGCGAAGCTGTCTGCTATGGCTGACGATGAGTGGCGGGCGTACGCTGCATGCGTTGACACGCCTATCGATTTGTGGTTTGATTCTGATCGTGTCGATGAAGCCAAGGCGATCTGCGAAACCTGTGCGGTGCGTATCGAATGCCTGGACGACGCGATCAGGAACGATGATGATGACTGTGTGCGGGGCGGTCTTGCTGACCGTGTGGGTGTGCGACTTCATCGCAAGCGTCATCGTTCGGCTTTTGAGGCCGACCTGGAGCGGGCTTTCGCTGCGTGAAACTTCGCTGCACGGTCTGTCGAACCTACGTTGAGAAGGATGAGGCTATCCGTGTTGGAGTTGTCAGTTTCTGCAGCGAGGCTTGCCAGGGCGCTGCTCGTCAGATCCGCAAGAAGCAGGGGGCGGCTCGCACTACAACCCAAGGGCGTCGCCGTGAACGAGGTGTCCCCGAGGGTTTGCGAGCTGAGGTTGTCGCAGCGGACGGAGGACGATGCCGTTACTGCGGAGGCACATCTTTTCTTCATGCTCATCACGCGTTATATCGAAGTGAAGGCGGCAAGCACGTCAGGGAGAACCTGATCATGCTGTGTGACGAGCACCATGCGCTGGTGCATTCTGACAAGAAACGCTTCCAACCTTTGGTACTTCGTGTTATCATGGAGCGCGAGTTGAGTGGCGACATGCTGCTCACGATCCCGATGTTGGAGGGGCGTTGAAGTTTTTGGACTGGATCCTTGGCAGGTCCAAGGACGCTCTGCCGCAGGACAACAGGCTCGAAATAGCTGCTCATCACAAAGCTGTTGAGCGAGACAGTTTCCCTGATAGGTGGCTGCCTTTCAAGCTCACGTCAGATCGGAGAGTCTGGGATTCTCCGCCAAGCGCAGTGATGATCTCCCCTCTTGCAGCGCGTCCTAACTGGCTGTGTGCGATCGGTGGCGAGTACATCTATGACAGTGACGGGAATCCGCTAATCGATAGGTGTATCCCGGTGATTCTCAGTAACTACAGGATGGTTGATGTCTGACCCGCGGGTTCTTTTGGTGGCGACGGCGATGGCTTTCTTTGTGCCTTTCTTTGTGGTCTTGCTGAGCAGGCGGTCGCATCGGCCAAGACGGACGTTCCCAAGACGGAGCGCCGGGTATTCGTTCAGGGTGAGGTCCAGGCTGGGGTCCCTTGTGGTGGAGAAGGGGATCGCGCTCAACAATGAGATGTTCATAGAGCGTGAGGCCGAGCGTCTGCCCGGCAACTACTATTGCCACAACATGGAGCTGAGAGAAGGCAGGAGCAACTACTATTGCCACAACATGGAGCTGAGAGAAGGCAGGACGATCTCAGGTGGGGTCGGGATCCCAACGCGAATGGAGTGGAAATGACTGACTCGTTTACCCACCTTCCTTTCGAGGATTCGCGCTTCTGGGAGAAGGTCGAGTTCACTGCCAAACTTGATGAATCCCAGGTCAGAGAGATCAGAGAACTCTATGCCGCTGGGGGAATTTCTCAATCGAAGCTTGGCGCACTCTATGGAGTGAGCCAGACCCTAGTCGGCGCCATCGTGCGCAGGAAGGTGTGGGACAATGTCTCGTGATTCCATAATGAAGAAGAGTAGCTTTACTCATCTTCATTGTTAACTGCCACACAGAGCACAGCATCCTTGATGGCGCAGCGAAGATCGAACCCTTCGTGGAAGCTGCCGTAGCTGACGGTCAGAAAGCTCTCGGTATCACCGACCACGGGACGATGAGCGGGGTGGTCGACTTCTATCTCGCTTGCCTAGCCCATGATGTCAACCCGGTCATCGGGTTCGAGGCGTACATGGCGAAGGAGCATCGCACAGAGCGACCGACGCGGCGTTCCCGTGAGGACGACTCTGGTGGCACCACCGAGGAGGGCCACAAGGTCAACTACCATTTGACGTTGCTGGCAGAGAACAACGAGGGCTACAAGAACCTCGTCAAGCTGTCGTCCCGTGCCTACCTTGAAGGGTACTACTACAAGCCGCGTCTCGATTGGGAGCTGTTGGAGGAGCACAGCGAAGGTGTGATCGCTACGAGCGGTTGCCTTGGCGGTCAGGTGCTCCAGGCCCTGTTGAACGAGTCGCCTGCTGAGGCTTTGAAGATTGCTGCACGTCTGCAGGACATCTTTGGCAAGGACAACTTCTTTGTCGAGATCCAGAATCATGGGATCAGCGCGCAGAGAAACACGATGAGTGCGCTGCTTGATGTGGCAGCGAAGCTCCAGGCCCCGCTGCTGGCTACGAACGACAGCCACTATGTGCATCAAGAGGACGCGTTCGGGCATGACATTCTGCTGTGTTCGCAGACGAAGTCGCTCATGTCGGACACTGAACGGTTCAAGTTCGAGTCTGACCAGCACTACTTGAAGACCGCCGAGGAGATGCGTTCGCTGTTCAGCGAGGTGCCTTCTTCGTGTGACAACACGTTGTTGATCGCTGAGCGTGCGAACGTGAAGCTGGATTTCGACAAGCCTCACTTGCCGGTGTTCCCGGTGCCCGACTGGTTCGATGGGGATGTGGATGCGTTCTTGACCGATCTGGTGTTTAAGGGTGCGGACCGTCGGTGGCCGGACATGCCTGACGAGGTTGTTTCAAGGCTCGCATTCGAGCTGCGAACGATCATTGACATGGGCTTCAGTTCGTACTTCTTGATCATGTGGGACATCGTGAGCCACGCCAAGTCCGTCGGTATCCGTACCGGAGCCGGACGTGGTTCGGCTGCTGGTTGCGCTGTCTCGTACTGCCTGGGGATCACTGACGTGGACCCGATCAAGTACGACCTGCTGTTCGAACGGTTCCTGAACCCGTCTCGCATCTCGATGCCTGATCAGGTTGATTTTGACATTTCGTTTGACGATATCCATAGCAACACAAGGGAGTTGTTCTATGGATACGATCGAACAGGTGGTCAGCTTGTATCAGAGTGGATTGTCGGCCGCTAAGGTGGGTCGAGAGCTTGGCCTTGGCACCGACAGGGTCTACTACATCCTAAAGAAGAGCGGCACACGGCGAAGATCGAACAAGACCAACTCGCGCAAGTACTTCTTGGATGATGCCTATTTTTCGGTGCTCGATACACCAGAAAAGGCTTACTGGTTAGGGTTCCTGTATGCTGATGGGGCTATCGTCAAGTTCAATGGGCAGTCTGTCCTGAAGGTTGACCTCAACCAGAAGGACATGCACCACTTAGAGAAGCTCAGGGATGATCTACAAGCGACCTACAAGATCGGCTGCTTCGATCAGCAGACCACCTATGGGGTTTGTCCCGTGGCGCGTCTCCAGATCACCTCTGATCTTCTGGTGGATGACTTGATCAACTTGGGCTGCACAGAGAGGAAGACATTCTCCTTGTCGCCGCCTGCGATCAGTGAGCCAGAGTTCATTAGGAGCTTCATCCGTGGCTTCGTTGACGGAGATGGGTCGATTGCCAAGTCGGCTGTTCCTGATGGCTACCGGCTCAAGATTACTGGACCGAAGGCGCTCTTGGAGTGGATGAACATCAACCTCCCCCGCGCTGGAGGCATCTACCCGACGGGCAATGTCTTCTCTCTGGAGTCTCACGCCGATAACATCATCTGGTTGTATGATTCAGCCACGCGATACCTGGATAGGAAACATGAACGATACCAAGAGGTGCTCGACAATCGCCGGGCTCGTAATGTTCTCCCCTCGTCGGGACGAAGTCGATAAGGGATGGCTAAAGGATGAACTGAAGGCCATCGAGCACCTGGGTATCGAGCGCGTGTATCTGGATGTATTTGACAGAGGCGTTACCGTAGCTAACCCGCAGCAATCCTCGGTTGCCTACGTAATTGGCATCACCAATGAGAAGCCGACCAGCTATCCCATTGGGTTGAGCCTGCAGCTTGGCAAGGGGATGTCAATGGCGGATATCGATTTGGATATGGAGGCGAGCGGGCGTGAAGCAATGATTGCTTACACGTCGCAGCGGTTCGGTGAGGACCATGTGTCTCAGATCGTCACGTTCTTCACGATCAAGGCTCGTGCCGCGGTGCGTGACGCTGCAAGGGTGCTCGGCCATCCGTTCATCGTCGGCGACAAGATCTCGAAGACGTTGCCGCCTGCTCTGATGGGGCGTGACGCTCCTCTGGCTGCCTGCCTGGAGCGTACCGAGGGGTATGAGGCACAGTTCGCTCAGTCTCAGAAGTTCAGGGACATCTATGCGAATGACCCCGAGGCTAAGCAGATCATTGATGCAGCGAAGAGTTTGGAGGGGTTGAAGCGCGCCGACTCTATCCACGCTGCGGCTGTGGTGATCTCTGATGTGCCGCTCATGGACATTGTCCCTGTGCAGAAGAAGGGCAAGGACGCTCCTGTTGCCACCCAGTATGACATGCATGGGGTGGAGGCTCTGGGTCTGCTCAAGATGGACTTCTTGGGGTTGCGGAACCTGGATGTGATCACTGAGTGTCTGCGTCTGATCGAGGGCCAGGGTTTGGGTGTGGTCGATATCGATTCGATCCCGCTGGATGACCCGAAGACGTTCGAGCTGTTGCGTCATGGCGAGACGATCGGTGTGTTCCAGTTGGAGTCGAAGGCGATGCGTGAGCTGGTGGTGCGTCTCAACCCGGAGACGTTCGACCATATCGCTGCGCTTGTCGCGCTGTACCGGCCGGGACCGATGGCGGCGAACATGCACAACGACTACGCCGACCGCAAGAATCTACGCAAGCCTGTAGAATACTTCCACGATGATGCACGAGAGATCCTGGCTGACACTCAGGGCCTGTGCATCTATCAGGAACAGGTGATGCAGATCGCGCAGAAGTTCGCCGGGTACTCGCTCGCAGAGGCGGACAACCTCCGTAAGGCTATGGGGAAGAAGATAAAGGAGAAGATGGCAGCCGAGAAGGACGGCTTCATCAAGGGTTGTGTGGCGAACGGTTACAGCAACGAGTTCTCCGAGAAGCTGTTTGGGATGATCGCCGACTTCGCAGATTATGGCTTCAACAAATCGCATGCGTATGGGTACGCGATGACGGCGTATCAGACGGCGTATCTGAAGGCGAACTATCCGACGTTCTACATGGCGGCCCTGTGTAGGGGTGTTGCTTTGGAGAAGGCGTCGATCTTCTTGGCTGAGGCTCGACGGATGGGTATTCCTGTTCGTCTGCCTTCGATGAACAAGTCTGAGGTGGCGTTCACTGCGAGCGCTGATGAGATCCGGGTGGGTTTGTCGTCGATCGCTCAGGTGGGTGAGGGCTTCGGTGATCAGGTGGTCGACGAGCGCAACCAGGGCGGGCCCTTCAAGGACATGTACGATTTTGTGCTGCGAATGATGATTCGTGACGCTATGAACAAGAGGGTGTTTGTTCCGCTGGTTGAGGCTGGCGCAATGGACGAGTTCGGTTACTCTCGTCTGGGTTTGATCGGGGTGGTGGAGGAGATCCTCGCGTCGGCTCGCAAGGCGAAGAAGCAGCGGGAGAAGGGGTTGGTGAGCCTGTTCGAGGATGACGAGGACAGGTTCTTCAATGTTCCGAAGGTGGAGTATTCGGAGCGTCAGCGTCTGAACTTGGAGCGCAAGGTCATGGGCGTGTATGTGTCTGGGCATCCTATGGACGGGTTGGAGTCGTGGGTGTTTGAGAATTCAGAGGTGGATCTGACTGATCTTGCTGACTTGGAGGATGGCCAGTCGAAGTGGGTTGCTGGTTTGGTCTCTGATTTCAATGTGCGGACCACTCGTGGTGGTGCGGAGATGGCTCACTTCTTGATCTCGAACCATGAGATTTCGGTGAACGTGATTGCGTTCCCGAAGGTGTGGGATGAGAGGGTGCGTGGTTCTTTGGAGGAGGATACGGTTGCCCGGTTGAGGTTGCGTCCTGCTACGAGTAGTCATAGTGAGCGCGACTACATTTTGATTGACTTGGAGCTGTGCCCTGAAATGAATGTTAGTGTCGCAATCGATGAGACAGAAGAGTTTAAGATCCGTCTCCCCGATGGGCTCATCAAAGACACAGCCGAAGTCTCAAAGCTCAAAGGGATTCTTCTCTCGCATCGAGGCTCGCTCCCTGTTAGACTGCACCTCGGAGGCTCATCAGTGATGGCCCTACCGAACGACTACGCAGTGGACGGCAGCGATGCCTTGATCGAGGAACTACGCAAGCTATGCTTCAGCGCAACTGGCATTACATCGGCGTCCCACAGTTCGGCTCCTTCGTAATAGTCAGAAACCCGTGGTGGAAGCAAGACCTTGTTCCTGAGGGTCCGTGGGATCATGAGCCTGACTACTTCGAGTGGCGAGACGAAGCCACCGGCTACCCGTGTCGTATCAGGCGTAACCCTGTTGGCGCTCTCTGCGGGTATGTTGGAGTTGACTCCAGTAGCCAGTACTGGCAGCTGGAGTACGACGATGTGGATGTTACTATTCATGGCGGGTTGACCTACTCTAGCCACGAAGAGGGTAGCCACGAGCATTGGTTCTTGGGGTTCGACTGCGCCCACTATGGGGACTTGACTCCCACTGTGATCAACGTGCTGCCCTCTCGTCTTGAAACCGACACCTATCGGGACCTGGAGTATGTGCGGCAGCAGTGCATTTATCTCGCGTGGCAGCTGTCCGACAAGTAGTTAACATCCGTGCCGAACAGGGTGGTCCACACCGCCCGTGTTGGGCGGGTGGCGTGCTTTGGGGTCGCTAGTCTGTTGCTGGGCTGGGCTTCAAGGTGCGCGATTTGGGTGTAAGTGGCTAAACCAAGTGCCGATATCTCTCACATGCCTAAGAGTATGGAGATTGAGATGGCACTTGGCGACAGCGCAATTGGTGAGGCGCTTAACTCCCTGTTCCCTTCGAAGCGGTACGCACCGAAGAAGGATGTTGATTCTGGTTGTCCGACCCCGCCCGAGGGCTGGGACAAGGACGACGATGAAGATGGTGATCAGTGATGGGCTGGCCGTCGTATCAGCCAGCTGGCCGCTGCACTGGGTCAACTCCCCCTGGTTCTGTCGCGTTCATGGAGTGGGCGACTAAGGATTTCGGTCAGGGTGCGCGCAACCTGGGTATCTACAATTGCCGTTCAGTGCGCGGATCGACTAACCGTTCGGTGCATGGCGAAGGTCGTGCCGTTGACGTTGGTTTCTCCGGGGTGGCTAACCCTGCAGGAACGCGCCTTCTGAACACGCTTCTGCCTCACGTTGGGGCCCTTGGTATCCAGATGATCATCTGGAACCGCAGGATCTACTCTGCGCGCTACCCAACTGGCGCCCGCTACACGGGTGCTGTCCCTCATACAGATCATTTGCACATCGAGCTGACGTGGAATGCTGCACGAGGGTTGACGCGTAACCGTGTCCGCCAGATCGTTGGTGGTGGCGGCGCTCCTGCTCCAGCCCCGGCACCCGCTCCTGATTGGCAGGCTATCCGCCGCTGGAATGCTGGCTTGGTTTACAACGATCTGATCAAGCTTCCTAATCTTGACGGCAGCTCGCCGAAGAGCATGCAGGTCGGAGTCCTCCAGAACGCCCTGAATATCGTGCGTAACGCTGGCCTCAAGGTCGATGGCGATTACGGCGGCCTGACGACGCTGCATGTTCTCGCTTTCCAGCAGGATGTGAACAAGCTTGCGCCCGGCACCATCAAGGATTTCCCTGGTGCTGCACATGACGGGACGCGCTGGATGCTTGCGACTGCTCTCGGAAAGATCCGGGACGGCAAGGGGTAAATGATGGATCCACATCGACTGGTTATTTACAAGGACGGATCTGGTCGTTGGCGTTGGCGTTCCATCGCTGGCAATCACCGTGTAGTGGGCGCTTCAGAGCAGGGTTACCGCTCGAAGCGTTGGACTATTCGCAAGGCTAAGCAAGCGTACCCAGATGGGATTATCCAAGTGCTCACAGGAGAAAACAATGAGTGAATTTGACAATGAATCTAACGTGTTGACCGCAGGTATCGGCGCTTCTGTCGTCCGTACCGTTGTGCCGCTGATTGTCGGAGCTGTCTTGGCGGCCTTGGCGAAGGCTAACCTCGATATCTCTGAGGATCTGGCTACCGAGGTGGTTACCGCGGTGGTCGTCACGCTGTACTACGCAGGTGTCCGACTCCTGGAAGAGCATGTCTCTCCCAAGTGGGGCTGGCTGCTCGGTTACGCGCATGCACCTCGGTACGTTGGACCTGACGCCAGTTACGATCCAGAGGGCTGATCACGGTGGACGACGAGTGCGCCCCTGAGCCTGAGTGCGACGGGGCGTGCAAGTCGTGTGATTGTGGGATACCGGAGTACCTTGTCAGGAACATAGAGATCGTTCCTTTCAAGCACAAGAACACCCATTCTTGGTCGTGCCAAGTCTGGAAAGACTATCCGACGATGAAGAATCCTTGGGGTGGACTGTGGAAGCACGGTCTCATCCCAAGGAATTTTCATGTCACGTTCTGGGTGGAACGATGACGACTCCGTTTGTTGTCTTGGCTGCGAATACAGGCACTGGCCACAGGCTGGTGGCTGTGGTCTCGAAGCGGTGGCTTTACTGGGAGTGGTGTGTTGTCAGTCTCCCGGACATGACGATGGTGAAGCGTCGGCGTGCTTTGAATAGGAACAGCGCGGCTGCTGAGGCGGTAGACTGTGTGCATTCATTAGTTGGTGGCCCGAGGCCGATACCCTAAGGGAACGAAAGAGGAAACCATGGGAATTGATCCTGATCTTGAACCGATTATCGCTGACTTGAAGCAGGCTGACTCTGATCTGGCAGATGGCCTGGCTGGCCACTCAAAGAAGCTTTCTGAGCTGACAATTGCCGTTGAGCAGCTCGGTGTTCGCATCACGGAGCTTGCTAATAAGCCTGTGACCCCACCGCCTGTGGTGACTCCGCCGACGGGCACTTGGACTCCGAAGTTCCCGGGCGATACACAGCCTGGGAAGATCCGTTGGGGCTGCTCCTACAACTCGAATGGTGTGCCGACTCCGCATGAGACGGCGGCTGGAGTTCCGGTTGGTGTGCGTCGCACGTTCTGGCAGCTCGGTCAGGCGTCTTCGTTGCTGTCCACGGTGAAGGCTGATCATGCTGCTGGGCGCGTCCCGTGGGTGTCGATCAAGTTGTCTGATAGTTGGAAGAACACTGCAGCTGGCAGTCTGGACACGCAGCTGACCGCGTTGTTTAACAACTTGAAGGCGACTGGGAAGACCGTGTGGTTTACGGCTCATCATGAGCCTGAGGGCGGCAATGGTACAGCGTTCCCTGATGAGGGTCAGGACACTGAAGGTGATTGGCGTGCCATGCAGGTTCGGGTTAGGACGCTGCTCAATGGCACTGGCGCGAATGCGAATGTGGCGTTCGCATCATGTCTGATGGCGTGGACGTGGGATAGTCGTTCGGGTCGCAACCCGGCTGACTGGTGGGTGCCGAACACCTGGGATTTCGCTGGGATCGACCACTATGTGGAGGCGTCCTCGACCGAGTTGATGACCCCGATGTGGAAGAACACTTTGGCGTTCTACAAGTCGAAGAATCTGAAGATCGCGCTCGGCGAGTGGGGCAACAAGGATCACACGAGCACTGGGGCTGCTGAGATGCAGGCATGGTATGACCATCTGCGCAGCGAGAGCGTGATCGGTGCCTGCTATTTCGATACGAGTTTGAACGGTGGGGTGCCTTTGTCGGGGGCTGTTCTCACGAAGTTCCATGAGCTCATGAAGGCCCCGACTTCAATCAGAATTGGTGGCTGATATGGCTTGGTACAAGTTTTTGAAGAGTTTGTTTGGCACGAAGACTGCCGACAGGATGACCAACTATCAGTATTGGACGGTGCCGCCAGCTGAGAACGTGGATCCCCCACGTATCTTGGACAAGGTTCAGCCGGGGGCTTCTATCACGCTTCCTGATTTCCAGAAGGATCAGCTGGTTGACGCTCATCGTGGCAAGCCTCAGGATGACGGCGTGATGACTGGCCGCCCCATGCAGTGGGGCACCACGACGATGCGTTCCATTTCGTGGGGCTATCTGAAGTATGGTCAGAAGAACTTTGCGAAGCTACCTGCACCAAAGTCTGGTTGGTACTGGAAGACTGGGCATCCGGTCCCCATGTACGACCGGCATTGTATCGTCCGGTTCCCTGACGCTACGAAGAAGGTTTTCCACGAGACGATTCAGCTTGACGAAACCGTTGACCCCAACAGCAATTTGACGAACAACGCTTTGGGTTGGGGCAGGTTCGAAGATGGTGTTCTGGTGAGCGGTCGAGAGACTACGGCCACAGATAATGTGGCTCACGTTTATGTGTGGACCCCTTGGTCTAAGGAAAACCCTCATCGCATGAGCATTACCGTCACCAACTATGACGGCGCTGACGGTGACCTGGAGGGGATCGGCATCAAGGCTGGTTCTCTGGTCACCCTGCCTGTCACCTCCCAGTCCTATCAGCAGATGGTGGCGCTCGGAGGGGAATGCGAAGTCATCGCGAAGGCTCTCGCTACCTATGGCGCGGTAGTGATTGACCGTGGTGGCAGCAACGGGTTCGCTGTGCAGCCTGGGTCGCAGTGGCAGACCACTAATATCGCCAAGTTCCAGGTGAAGCTCAGCGATTTCGTTTACGCAGCCTGAGCTACTGCTAGCCAGTTGATGGGTAACCTCATGACGAAACGGCTTTTTTCTGGACAACGCAACGCGGGTGACATGAACTCCTCTGCCACTAGCGGTCTGTGGATGACGAGAGGGCTTGTGCCGTCGTAATTCCTGAACCAGATTCGTTCGGTGCGGCTGACGATCATGATGTGGTTGCTCATGCCTTGAACCAGTTTCTTCCTGATGGGAAGTAGAGTTTCTCGTGCAGCTTGTATGCGTAGGAGAAGCTCAAGTCAAGGGTTTCGAGGCCATCTATGCTGTAGTGGTACGTCCATTCAACCCCGAGTATCCATGGGGGAAGGTCTTGGGCAAAGCCCTGTGACACCACGGGTGGTCGCCGGAACGTGATCTGATAGTTGAGCAAGTCATAACCGCCAGAACGCACCAACGCTTCGGTCATTTGGGATGGGTGCAGCCCAAATGGTGCGAGAATCAGATCTAGGTCGGTGTTCATAGCACTATCACACGGTAGTTGAGCATCCAGTAGCCACCGCTGACACACTCTGGTCCAGTTCTTCGGTCAGCGAAGATCGCTTCGCTGGTTGTTTCTCTGGGTTCAAGAACTTGATCGTCGTTCTCTTTCCAGACGAAGATCCCGACTTGCGGGTACAGTTCGATCATAGCTGCTCCATCAATCGTAGCCAAAGGTGGGCGCCACCGGGAGGGAGTTGCCTTCTATGGCCCTTCATTGCCCGTGTACGCTGCGCAGCCACCCTGACGGGTACATGGGCCAGCTCAAGGCTTTCGGCCGCGAGAACGCGATGGTGGCCCTCCTGAAGGCGAATGTGGGTGGGGTCAGCGATCAGTTCCAGTGGCTCTACGATCCCTCGGGCAGCGATGTCGTCTGCCAGGACAGCAAGATACTCCCCTTCGTGCCCTACCTCATCAAGGCGGGCGGGGTTGGCAAGCCATCTAGCTATCCAAACGGGGATTTGGTAGACGAGGAGACGTTCCAGCGGCGGGACTCTACCGTGGCTCTCGTCGTACAGGAACTCGCATCCCATTTTACATGACCCACCAGTTCTTGGGGGCGTAGCAGACAGGCCCCGACACGTGGCCGAGAGGGTTGAACCGGCGACTGATGAACGAAGGTCGACCAGTCCAGTGGAACGAGAACTTGTAGGTGTACATTTGTGCGGCGCAGGGAATCGAACCCCAGTCTCCCCCAAGATTAGGAGGCGCTCTTCCATTTGAGCTACACCGCTGGCCTTCGCCGGGCCAAAGACGACACCATCAAACATCTTTGGCGCAGACATCAGCTCCCAGGACAGGAAGGAATAACAACCCGGGAGGCCATTTGCTGACGTTACGATCTTGTCGGTGAGCAGTGCTGAGTTGGATCGACACGCTTTCATCGGCTACCTCCCAACACTGACCCCCCGAATGTCGGTTGGTTTGCTGAACACCCGACTGCCCTAAGGAGCTTGGTCGGAGAATCAGTGTTGGGAGGGCAGGATTCGAACCTGCACTGTGTAACGCGATGGGCTGAGCTTCTTGATAAGCTTCAGCTTTTTAGTCGCCCTCGGGACTCATTCCGAAGGAGAAGATGGGCACGCCGCAGGGAGGTGGGGAGGAGAGGCTGCGACGTGCCCAGAACTCAGGCGTCAGGGAAGATGGATCTGGTATCTTGTGGTCACTTGCTCTCCTCTCGCGGTTCGCCTTCAACGAACCGCAGTACCTTGAATCTGATCTTCGTTGCGCCGTTCGTGAGCGTCGGCAACGCACCGGCATCCACATCGAACAGCATGGGGTCTTCGGTCTCGTGGATCTCGTCGTCGTTGACTTCGATCTCAGCCCAGAACTTCTTCACGACTTCCTCATTGCGCCCTGCTTGAGCAGGAGAGGGATGTACACGATCAGCCACAGCCCACCTGTGAGCAGGCAGAGGATGATGTGCAGGGGATGGTTGACGTAATACTCTTGCGGCATTGCTACCTCCTGTTTGGGACTAGAAGAATAGCAAGCCGTTTGAGTCATGTCAACACCTTTCTGGGATTTTTAGTCGATGACTTCGGCCCCTGCAAGGTAGCGCTCCACGTCGCTTTGGTATGTGACCAAGCCGTGGGCAACACCGTCGCAGGCGACCTCCCATTCGCGTGTGTCGTGGTTGTACTTTCTGCCTTCGCAGATGGCACGCGTCTGCCCGTTCATCCACCTGTCGAACTCAAGCATGTTGTCGATGATTTCCTTGAGCTGTTCTGTGGTGTAGCCCAGCTCGCACTCTGGCTGAATCATCCGGCCAGCTCCAGATCGGCAGGCGGACGTTCGATCGACGGCGGGTTCAGGGACACCTCGGGCGGCATCGTCGTGGTGGTCGTTGTCGTGGTCTCAGGAACGGTCGTGCTGGTCGTTGTCGTGGTGTCAGGCACGGTCGTTGTGGGGATCGTTGTGGTCTCGGGCACCGTTGTCGGCACAGTCGTCGTGGTTTCGCACGGCGGCTTGCGGTTCGGGCCGCAACCCCAGGCCCCTGCGTTGTCGACCACCGTCACGGTGATCAGCATCACGAGAGCGAGGAACAGTGTTCCTGCTGTTGCGCTTGCGAGTAGCATCTTCTTGTTCATTGTTCTCCTTGGGTTGTTGTCAGAATTCGCCAGTTTTGCATGCGGTACCAACCGTGGATCAGGTAGGTGCTACCAAAGTAGAGGTGCAGGTTGTTGTTGAATGGAGCATACCTCACCAGTTTGTAGCCGCGACCGTTCGCACGGAAGTTGATGTTGTAGTCGTGTGCATCCCGGGTCAGGTCGAAGAGTTCGGTGATCACGAACTCGGATTCAAACCGCTCTTCACTCAGTGAACGTCCCCTTCATGGGGAGCACGGTGGCGAACTTGCCGTGCTCATGCTCTGCCTTGAAAGCAGCAGCAGATTCCTTGTCCTTGAATGTCCGTTCGTGGAGCGGCACGTCCACGTCATGCGTGAACACCACCACCCAGTTCTTGTCATGCATTGCTTGTTCCCTGCTCATAGCACAGGATGATAGTGCTTTAGTGTGACGCAGTCAAAGGATTCGTCAGCTTCTGTCATCTTGAGGATTGGAGCGATGATGAACCACGACCAGTCTGGGTCGTAGTCGTCTTTTGTCCAGAAGGGTGCTTCAACCACAAACCTTGCGTACCTTTGATGGGACGGGCCGTGCAGGTATTGCGTTACTTCAATCATGGTGGTACGGGTAGGAATCGAACCTACAAAGCCGAAGGCGACAGATTTACAGTCTGCGGAACTCACCACCTGTTCAACCGTACCGTGGCTCTGGGGGGAGGACTTGAACCTCCAACCTGCGCATTAACAGTGCGTTGCTCTGCCGATTGAGCTACCCCAGAAAGATCACACAATGTGTGAGAGGATGGGCCTCAGCCTACCAGTGAACTGCTCGTCAGGCAACCGGTTTGCGTTCAGAATGTCGAGCGCTTGTTCCAGCAGCGCCATCGCTTCCAACGCGTTCACATAAGGGCCGGTCAGTGTAGGTGGACCTACTGTCATCATCTCAAAGAAGTTGTGGATGTCTCTGTGTTCTGGGTCGAACACTTCGATCACCCACAGCTCATAGGCAGCAGGTTCCGGCTCATGTTCGGGCTCTTGTTCGGGCTCTTGGGCTCGGCGTTCAGCCAGGGTCTTCTCAACCTGCCTCTTGCGAAGTCTATCGAGAATCCTCATTGGTGATCCTGTCCATCAGGTCGGCCAAGGTTTCCGGGTTGTCCTCAAGGTAACCGAGCGCCCCCAGATAGCCCTGACCGAGCTTTTCTCCGGTGGTAGCATCGGCATACCAAGAGCCGTTCTTAACCACGAGACCCATGTCCTCGGCGATCTTCAACACACCGGACACATTCGAAATACCAGTGTCGTACAGCATTTCGAACTCTGCGGTGCGCATCGGTGGGGCGTAACGGTTCTTCAGAACCTTCACCTTCAGCTCGTGGCCGACAACATCCTCGCCCTTCTTAATCTGCTTCATCTTGATCACCTCAGCGCGCAGCGAAGCATAAAAGACGAGAGCACGACCACCGGAGGTGGTGGTCTGCGGGCCGAACGCCATGCCGCCGATCTTCTCACGGATCTGGTTGATGAAGACGATGATCGTCTGCGACTTGGTGTCGTTCATCGAAGCGGTGATGATGCGGAGCGCCTGGGACATCATGCGCGCCTGCAAACCCATGTGGGAGTCGCCGATGTCGCCAGCGATCTCTGCACGAGGGGTCAGCGCGGCGACAGAGTCCACGATGATCACATCTACCCCGGGGATCTTGCACATGCGCTGGACAATCTCCAGACCTTCTTCTCCGCAGCTCGGCTGGGAGAACAGAAGGGAGTCGACATCGACTCCGCACTTGTACGCGAGATCCTTGTTCATGCCGTGCTCTGCGTCGATGTAGACGCAGTTGCCTCCGGCAGCTTGCACCTGTCCGACGAGCGTCAGTGCGAGGGAGGACTTGCCCGCTCCGGGCGGGCCGAACAGCTCCACGATGGAGCCTTTGGCGTAGCCACCTCCGAGCGCACGGTCGAGCGCAAAGTTACCTGAGGGGATACGTTCAACGTCCATGCTGGGGTCGTCCCCGAGCATGAAGATGCTGCCAGCGCCGAAATCCTTTTCGATCTCGGCCCTGGCAGCATCCAGAGGGTTTGGTGTCGTTTTCTTGGATGCCATCCCGTAATTGTACCACGCGGGATGGCGAACTCATCACAAGTTCAGAACCTGTCGCCTTGGCCGTCGGGTGATGGTCATGACAAGTTCTGGCTCTTCTATCTCAATCCCCATTTGACTCCTTGTCGGCCAGATAGGACCAGCTTGGGTCCATTTCACCGCTTTCGATGAGAGCTTTGAGTCCGTCCACCATCTCACCAACAGGGATTGGGGGAGTGGGGTTGGCAGTGGAACCCTTCGGGGCGCACTGCCGCATCACTGTGTACACGTTGTACCCGGTCTCCGCAGCGAAGTGACGGGCCACATCTTCGAAGTGTTCCCCGGCTCCATCTCCTGAACAGAGCCCCTTGTACACCTTGTTGTTGATGACGGTGAAGAGGTCGGCCTTGATGTTGTCGCCGTTGAGCGACTCCTTCATCCTCCCCATTCTCTCGAAGCTGTTGTCGCTGACCCCGCCTTCGAAGAACATGGCGGTCTGGTGTTGTGCTTCCCATGTTGACGGGTTGATCTCACTCTTCACTGATGATTCTCCTTAGTGCTTTGACCATGTTTGCCGGATGCTCGGGGGACACCTTGGCACACCTGTTGATGTGCTTCTGCATGTCCTCTCCGATGATGCGTTCCTTGCACCAGCCGCAGGTGAACCCGCTCTGGCTGATGGATCTGCCACGTCGTGCGGCGAGCATGTGCTCGAATGTGTCCCAGGTACTGATGCTGTACTTGCCGTATCGATTCATGCAGACCCGTTCGAGAGACTGCCTGTACTCAACGACGTTCGGGTTGTCGATGTCCTTGGTGTTCAGGATGTGCTTCTCCAACGCATGGAGAGCGTCTTTGATGATGGTGTCCTCGTCAATCACGGGATCGACGAGGAGTGGATCCAGATGGGCATTTTCCACTTACCTCCCAGGTCGGTATGCTGGAACCCCAGCACACATAGCTGCTCAAATTCTGAGCGGTGGTCGTTGATCACCTCCCACCGAGAACCTTCGTCAACATATGTCGACAAGAGTTTCATTGTAGCAGCTTGAATGATGTTGTCAATCTGTGTCTCGTAAGCGAGGGACTCGTCCACCGAAGGTGTGGTGCTTCGGCTGCGCCACGAGCGACAGGTTCTGCATTGCAGCTCAAGGCCGTCCTCGTGCGTGTTGGAATACACGAAAGAGCTGGCACTCAATGAGCGTTTACAGATCCGACACTGCTTCTTGTAGGCGCTGAACGATCGCTTCTTGTACTTCGGTTCGATGGACTTGGTGGAGCACGGCTTGCAGTAATACTTCAAGCCATCCTTGCGTGACTTGTCACGAAAGAACTCTGATGCTGGCTTCACCTCCTTACAGGTAGGGCATTGCTTCTCTTCGGGGATCGTCAACTCTCATTCCTCCAGCTGCGCTGCGAGCATCTTGACAACGAGGCTTTGCAGCTTCTGCACCTCGAAGAAGGTGAGGGTCAACGCCGTCTTCTCCGGGTTGACCTCGGTCCTGATCCCGAATGACATGAGTAGCTGCTGGGCTGTCGCGAACTCTTCGGTGCGGGTCTTGCCGTCAGCTCCACGTTCACGCAGCCTCTCCAGCTCTTCGCTGTCCACCTCGATGACCGGCACATACTCCGTGACCGACTGGATGTTGGCGTACACGAAGCGACCGTCCGACTCTTGGAAGCGGTGAAAGCCGGGCTGCTTGCCGTGCTTGCCGACGTACTTGCCGGTCGTGAGGAATGCCTTCTCCTTGAAACCGGGCGTCGAGTACGAGTAGCGGTTCCTCGGCTTCCTGGTCAGCTTGGTGCGTGCGTTGATCTGATAGGTCTCACCTGGGATGAGATCACTTGCCTTCATTCTTGCTCCTTGATTTGATCCAGTCGCGCCTTGTAGTACCTGCGCTTCTTCGGAGTGAAGAAGAACAGGTCAGCGAATGCGTAGATGGTGATGGGCCATGACACGAACGGTGTCCACCACCAGTTGGTGAGCAACGCGATCACAGTGATCGACACGATGGCTGACACGAGCACGATGGACCGAGCTGCCCCGAACTTCCACATGACGATGGCGTCGTGCAGCTCTTGTATCTCTTGGTCCAGCGCCGCCATCAGTCGTTCATGGTCCCTCATAGCAGGTTCTGCCTGCGTTGCAGTTCGATGCGTGCTGCGTAGCGCAGCGAGTGCTTGTCGCGTGCCTCCTGGGTGCGGGGGTTCATTGCTTGCCCCTCATCCATGAGGTCTTCGGTTTCTTCTCCGTAGATGACGAGCAGCTCAGGGATGCTGAGCTTTGTCATGTCGATCACGTCGCTGGTGTCAACTTCACCCATCTCTTCTTCGAGTTGTGCGAAGATGTCTTCTGATGGATCGTCCATGGTCATTTAGAACCTCCCTTTGCTCATTTTCTTCAGGGAACGTCTGTTCTTCAGGCCCTTCAAGTAGAGCAAGTTGCCCTTGGTGAGCTCGATGTTAGCATCAAACACTGCGCCGTACTTGGTTGGGTGTTCACCCATCTGCACGTCACCGGTGAGTCTGCTCTCCATCACCACCATGTACCGGGTTTGCATTTCCGGTATCACGTTGCTGTTCGTGGTGTAGGTGTCTCGCCTGAGCGTCTTGTTGACCGGCCAACCTCGGAACACGATCCCGCAGATCAGTGTGAAGAACCCGACGTACAGGATGAAAACGATCGTTGAGATCATTCAACCTCCTTCAATACTTCTCGTGTTGCAGCTGCGAGCTGCTCATAGTCCTTGCCTGTCTCGGAAAAGAAGCGGTCATAGACATGCTTGCGCAGGAACGTGCCTTCTTTCTCGACCGACGCCTGGTAGTAACCCTGTTCGATCACACCTGCGTCACTGAGCGCACGAAGAAGCCGCTGGTACGCTGTCCACGGGATGTCACGCTCGATGTAGAGGTGGTAGTGCCCGGGGCTGGACTCCACGAGAGCGCACGGCAAGTCGATGTCCAGACAGATGCCATGACGCGTCTCGGTGGCCCAGTCGTCCTCTTGAAGAGGCGTGAAGTCTTCGGGCAGCTCCAAGATGGACGACACAAGGTTCGCTTCTTCAGCGGGCACCTTCTTGGGCTTGGTCTCCACGTAGGTGCCTCGCACTCGGCGCTTCGTTGGGCCGGTCTTCACCGTCTCCATCTCTGCTTGGTAGTAGAATGTCCGTGGAAGATACGGCATCCCTACCGAGAGAGCTGCGAACTTCTTCTTGCGCTTCTTTCCCACTAGCTTGTGGCCTTTCTAGTAACCCATTCCTTGGGCTGCCATGTCTCGTCGTGCCTGATGCCTGCGTTCACGTTCAGCCAGTTCGGCTGCCCGTCGGGCCTCGTTCTTCTGCCTGCGTTCACGATGCTTACGCACCGAGGACTTCTCGTTCTCGCAGTCCCGGCAGTCCTTGCGCCGTGCTCTGAATCGTTCGTCGGGCTTGTCCTGCCCGCAGTCCACACAAATCACAGCGGTGTGTCCCTCCAGATACTCTGCGGGTCCAGCTGCTTCAGAACCCAAGCGGCGAGCAGGTCGCTATCCTCAACGGAGGTTGACGACATCAGATCCCTGGCTGATCTGCGGCCGAACTCCTTGCGCTTCTTGTCCAGTTTCTTGTCGCTGATGAGCCCGAGAGCCATGACCGCTTGCATGTTCACGTCACGCTTTGCCAGCACACGCTTGTTGGCTCGGGCTTTCCACTCTGCACTGAGGTCGGGGTCTCGGAGCACGCACATAAGCCCTGAGTAGACCGCCTGTCCGAACTCGTGCTCGTTGAGGTCGCGTCCACCGTCGACCCACATGATCCGGTCGTTGTCGCCGAGATCCACAGCGAGGACACCGGAGATCTCTTCGGCGGATGCGATCGTTTCTCCGGGGAGCAGGACTCCGTACCCGGCGAGCCATGCGGCGTCGTCGGTGAGGTCGAGCTGCACTCCTTCTTTCTTGTCGTCGCCGTACAGTTCCAGCATCACCATTGCTTCGGGGCCGAGGACCGAGATGACGTTGGATAGCTGGGGCTTCTTGTCGATCATGTCGCGAACTTCTGGTGTGATTTCTTCGTTACTCATTGCTGCGCATCTCCTCTGCTGCTTGCTTCGCTGCTATCTGTGTCGGGTAGACGTTGATGAACTGGCGATCATAGCGCAACTGCCAGCCCGCCAAGTCCTCTGGTTTCACTTCTCGTTGCCCGCGGCTGAAGCCTTTCACCTTGACGATCTTCCATTTGCCACTGACGATGCACTGCACGCCAGGGTAGGGTCGTGTCCATGTCATGCGCTCAACACCACCAGTGCGATGAGGCTGAGAGTGGTGAGCACCATTAATGCAACACACACAGTCTCGAACACAATCGCCGAGCGGGGGTTGGGAGATTTTGAATCCACGTTTTTCACAATTCGTCCTCCTTCTTGACCCACACGAGGTTGCCTTCAGTGAAGCGTGCGACCAGCCTCACCCAACCTCCGTCATTTGCGGCACAGCATGTGAGGTACAGGTCGCCGTGGAAGAGGATCTGTTCGTCCCATTCACGTACCAGCACCTGCACTTCCCGTTCCCACATGCGGCGCCCGGCGAGAATGACCTCCTCGATCTCACCAGTGCCCCTGTATTCCTTCTTGTGCAGGTACAGTTTGCCGTCGCGCACGATGTAGTCATCGAGGAGGCAGTCGAGGGTCTTGGTTTGGGGTCGGCCTGTCCCTGTTCGAACGATCTTGATAGGCAGGTCGGGCAGCGGGTCTTCGAAGGTCAAATAGTCGAACATGCCCATCGTTAGCGTGCCTCCCATTCTCTGAGCTTCTTGCGTGTCAGCTCATCGATCTGTTCGTTCGTCAGCAACACGTGTTCACCTGTGCGTTCGTATTCGCTCCTTTGGAGAGCCATGACCTGATCGAACAACTCGCGAACGATCAGGTCATGGTCTCTCAGGAACTCTTCAACTGGCTTCATCGAAGAGTGCCTTCACCTTGTCGTACTGGTCTGCCGGGATGGCAACGGCGACGCCACTGTAGCTGGGGTCTTCGATGTTGACGAGGCTTGTGTTGACTCCGCGATCCAAGAACAATCTTCTTATTCCTAGGCCGTTCTCGATTTCCTCCTCGTCGAAATAGCTCATTTTCTCGACTTCCCCATCGGTGAACTCCTCGGCCATCAGTCACCACCTTGCGGGTAGTAGTACACGGTAACCGGTGTGTCATTCAGCATGTCAGCGGTACAGGCACGGGAGAACCCCGAGACAAGACCAGCGATCACGATGAACAGGGCGATCACGAGCACGTTCTTCATGTCCATCAGATGGCCTCGAAGATGTGTCCGATGTCGCCGCCCGACATCAGATCCTTGATCTCCACCACCTTGCCGTCAGCGATCGTGTTCAGCGGCTCCGACGAGGAGTGTCCACCAATCACGATTCCGAAGACCCGGAACCCCAAGCGAGCCTGCTCAGCCTTGAACTCTTCCAGCCACTTGTCAGGCACGCCGCACGCACCGTCAGTGACGAACACGATGTCGCCCTTGACAGCACCGTACTTCTCGTGCTCCTTGCGCAGCTGGTCGAGCGCCCGGGACAGCGGCGTCACGAAGTCCGTGCCGCCACCGAAGAAGATCTCGGCGAAGTCGATGACCGACTCGACACCCGTCAACTCCTCGTGCGTGTGACCGTACTCGGTGTGCGACTTGAACTCCTTGTCGGTCGTGGTGAACTCGAACGTCTTGATTTCGCCGGGGCCACCGAAGTGGATGCCGGTGAACGGACGCTTCTGCATCTTCGCGACGTGGAGTAGAGCGAGGCCGACAGCCTTGGCCCACACCTCGTTGCTGCCGCTCATCGAACCCGAGCCATCCTCACAGAAGATGATGCCGCCCTTCGCCACCTTGTCCGAACCGCGAAGCTCGTACTGGAGGAGGGCGTGGTTGGTGTAGCGCCGCATCCAGTCCATCTTCAGGACCGGATGGTTCAGGTACAGGTACTCGCTGGGGAGCATGTGCGGGAGATCGTTGCCGATTCCCACGTCGTAGATCTCCTCGGGCGTGTAGTTGACCTTGCGGTTCTGTGCAGCCCACGCCATGCGCATCATCGGGCCGATCAGATCAGCGAGCCGCTGGAACTTCTCGTTCTTCATCTTCTTCGACAGCTCGATGCGCTTCTTCGCATCCATGCGCTGCAGGGTGCCCCGATCGAGACCCCACGCTGTGCTCAACGCTGATTGCTGGTCGGCATCCTTGTTGGCTTCGGCCAGCGCCTTGTTGAGCCCCTGCCGGATCTGCTGGGCCTTGCCGTCGAGCTGCTCATCGAGCTGCTCTCCCGCACCCTCGATCTCTTCCTGCAGCTTGTCCATCGCTGCCTGGATCAGCTCTGCCTGCTCCTGGTAGTTCTGAGCCTTCTGCTCGTCGCCCTCCTGCTGAGCCTTCTCCATCATCTCTTCGACGGATTCCTGCTCTTCCTGCAGACCCTCGTGCTCCTGCATCTTCTGTTCCATCTCGTCGGCGAGCTTCTGCTCTTCCTTGAGCTTGTCGTAGAGGATTTCGAGCTGGGGTTCCATGGCGATGGCTGCGAGCGCCGTGCCGATCGGGTCACCAACTGCCGTGGAGCGCAGCGACTCGTACTCGGCGAGCTTCATCTGCTCGGCCATCACAGCAGCGTTCACCATGTGCGACGGGCGGATCGTCTTGGGGTCCTTGAGGACCGGCACCGCCTTGACCAGCGAGAAGAACTCATCGGCCATCGCTGCGGTCGCGGGGTCACCAGCAACCTGCTTCAGTGCCTTCTCTGCGACACCGAAGTCCTTGACCTCGGCGTGGATGCGTGTGTAGTCGTCACCGTCCCACTTGTCGTGAACGATCGTGTACTTGCTGTTGACTGAACGGTCGCTGCCCTTGCGGGCCTTGCCTGCGAAGAAGTCCTTGAGGAAATCGTCGTTGCTGTTCCTGTTGCGCTTCATCTTGTACCTCCGTTGAGATAACACTGGCGGGGATCGCTCCCCGCCAGTGTCTCACACATCTTGTTCTCAGACCTCGTTGTCGTCGTCGTCGTGACCGAGCGCCTTGAGAAGCTGCTTGCCACTCGACTGGATCTTCGCACCCAGCTCGTCCATGACATCGGACTGGCGTCCGGTCTTGCCCTGGCGCTTGCGCAGGTCCTTGTAGGAGTCCTTCGCCTTGTTGAGCTTGCGGAACATCTCGACGCCGTGCGCCGCCTTCTGCTGCTTGTTCTCGGCGTCCTTGAACTGGTTCTCGTACTGAGCGTAGCTCTCGGTCAGGTCGTCCAGCAGCTCTGCTGCCTCACGCTCCAGTGGGTTCGCCAGCTCCAGCACGAGACGGCGCACCGTCTTGATGTGGTCCGGGTTGCTCCACAGGAAGTGCATCAGGGGACGCATGTCGTGGATCTCAGCGACCGAATGGCCGTTGTAGAACGCCTCGGAACGGATCGCCTTCATGGCCTCACGCCAGCGACGATCGGACACCTCGATGCTCTCCTGCAGCAGCTGATCCTTGAGCAGGACCGTTGCTTCCAGCACCTCGTCGGGGATCTCCACCTCGTTCGCTGCCCGTCGTGCAGCCTTGATGTCGAGCATCGTGAGGAAATGCTCGGGGTCGTCGGGGATGTCGCTGCTGATCATCTTGACGAAGTTGCTCGTCTCCTGCAGCGGGTTGGAGAAGTGGCGGAAGTGGAGACGGTCCCACATCGCGGCCAGTTCCTCGGTGTCAGCCAGCTCGTTGGAAGCTGCGAAGATGGTGTGCAGCGGGATGTCGATGACCCGTCCCGCTCCCATGCTGAACCGACGCTCGTTCATCGCACGCAGCATGGCGTTCAGGATGGCGGCGTTGGCCTTGAAGATCTCATCGAGCATCGCGATGTCGGCCTCGGGAAGCATGCCGGTGATGACACGCTCGAAGGCGCCCGTCTCGGACAGCTTCTTGACATCGGGGCCACCGAAGACCTCGTCGGGCTGCGAGTGCTTCATGAGGAGGATGTCGAAGTAGTTGACATCGGCGATGCGCTTGACGAGCTGGTCGACCAGGAGCGACTTGCCGATGCCGGGCTGACCCAGCGTGAAGTGGTGCTGCCGTCCGATGAGGGCGAGCATTGCGGTGTGGGTCTCCTCGTTGCGCTCCAGCAGGACGGTGCGCAGGTCGGCTTCGAGGTTCTGGAACTTGGCGGAAAGGGTGTTGGTTGCGTTCATGGTGGTCTCCTTTGAGAGGACTTCGTTGCGTTCTTCGGTCATCTTTGCGGTGTTCATGTCGTGTGTCAAGAGAAAGCTTTTCGGATCATGGAAAGCAGATTGTTCCATGATGATTCTGGGATGGCGATCGCCAGATCCCTCTGGTGTGTCAGCCCGTTGTACACGTTGAGCTTGACGGTTGTTGCGTCGATACCGTACAGGGCTTTGAGTGTGTCTGCGATCTGGTTCGCTCGGTCGCGAGCATCGCTCTCGTGATCTGCCAGCATGTCTGCTAGCAGCATCACAAGTTCTGCTCGTGCCTGCTCAGTTTCGCTGTCAGGCACGGATCACCTCCTTGTCGGTGAAGATCAGTTGATCTTGTGTGCATTCGTGTGGCTGTTTGTCGGTGCGAATGTGCATCATGTGTGGCTGGTACAGCTTCTTTGATTCGGCCATCGAGTAGAGGTAGCGCATTTCTACTACATCTCCGACGTTCACCTTGCCAGCGAACTTGGGGAGCAGCCTGCAGCCACCTGCGTTGTGCAGCACACCGTGCTCGTCGTAGAGCCCAATGGAGATTGACTCCTCTTTGCCCTTGCGGTCGAGCTCGGTGACCACAACTTCGCAGCTCTTCTGGAACTTGTGCTTCACCCAGCTATCGTGCCTGCCTTTGCGGTAGCCGGTGTCGATCCTCTTGAAGATCACACCTTCCTTGTGCTCGGCGAGGCATCGGTTGTAGAGCGACCACTTGTCCTCGACTTCCCAGATGGTGGTCTGGAACTCGTCGGGGCTGAAGCCTGCCTTGGCGAGCAGTGCGAACAGCTTGTCGAGCAGCAGCCTGCGCTTCATCCATGGCTGCCCGCTGACCCTGCCTTGTGGCATTTCCAGCAGGTCGAACACCCAGTAGGTGTTCTTGATGAGTTCGCCGTCGAACACCCAGCGCCCCGACTGGATGGCCGGGGCGCTCTCAATGATCGTTCGCAGCTGAGATGGGAAGTTTTCCTTGGGCTCCCCGTTTCTATTCTGCACACTGACCTTGCCGTCCTCGACGATCATCATGACTCGATGTCCGTCGAGCTTCTGCTCGACCGCGTAGTTCGGGTCATCGAGCAGATGTGCTGGTGTTTCGGTGCCGCCTGGGGCGGCGAGCTGTGCTACCTCTAGGCTCATCCTTGCCTCCTTTTCTTCTTGCTCTTTCTGTCCCACTCTCTCCGGCATGTGCGACAGGCTCTCCACCCACTGACCGGATTGATGTAGGTGTTCTCTTCGTTGAACGGGTGACCTTGTGCGCAGTGCGTCTTGGCGCGGTTGGCCTCTCCGCTTTCGCCTCGGCGAAAGTTCTCGGCTTGCGACACGGGTTCAAGGTGTTCTGGGTTCACGCAACTCGTGACTCGGCACAAGTGATCAAGTTGGAGGTCATCTGGGATCTCGCCATGCGTGAGCTGGAACGACATTCGATGCGCAAGGAGAGTTTTGCCTTCGCGTCTCACTTTTCCATAGCCCTGCTTGTCGGATGCACCCAACCACAACCAGCACCCGTCGCTTTTTTTCTCGACCTTCTCGAAGAAGCGATTGATCGATTCTTCAGAATCAAATTTGAGTCTCCTCATCGTCCTCCTCCACTGGTTCGTCGGGCACGATCAGCTTGGCCATCGCGAGTGTGCGATAGACCCAGCGTCTGCATGCCATCCACGGGTTCTTCTCCCGCTTGTGTGGCTGCCAGCGCCACACTTTGCCGTCGATCGTCAGACGTGCCTCCCCGGCGAGCAGCTGGGCATCCCAACGCTCGCCGGAGGCACATCCGTACTCATCCCATTCGATCACGCAATCGCCGCGCGGCGGTTGGGGAATTTCGGATCTGAGTTTTTCACAATTCCCAGTCTCGCATCAGTTCGTCCAGCTCAGCTTCGGCCTTCGGAACCTCAGGCTCTTCGTCGTCTGTCTCGCGGAGCGGCACCCCGCTCATCAACGCTTCGAAGTCGGCGTCGATCTTCGCCTGCTCCCGTGCCTCTGCTGTCTGCAGTGCTGCCGGGGTGACCCTGATGGCCACCTCCAGCACTCCGCCCTCCTCGGTGGGTGAGATTGCGAAGCCGTGCAGTTCGAGGCCGGTGCCGTCGAGTTCCTGTTCGAAGCGTGCCTTGAGCAGCTTCACCATTTCGAGTGGGTCAGTCATCATTGATCTCCTTCAGCCATGCCGGAGGCGGCGGGTCCTCGACCGCGCCGCCGTCCAGCCATTCGATGTGCTTGATCAGGTCGTAGAGCAACCTGTGTGGCTTGTCTGCCCACTCACCGGCCAGAGGACCCTTGCCCGAAGGGGCTTGGTAGTAGTCCTCCAGCCGGTGCGGCATCTTCTCCGGTCGTGGGAGAACCGTGCTCACTGAAACAGCTCGTCCAGTGCGGAGTCCAGGTCGAACTCGGGGACCTTGGCGACACTGGCAGCGCCAGCGGGCTTGGGTGCCACACCACCGTTGGCCTCGGTCTCAGCCACGAGCCGTGCGAGGCGTGCGGCCACGTCGTTGGTGTAAGTGTCGGGGTTGAACGGCTGCACCAGCGAGTTGACCGCTGCGACCGCCTTGGCGACGGTGGACTCGGGGAGCCGGTCGCCCTGCACGTCGTGCTCGTTCAGCTCACCGGGGTACAGCTGCTTCTGCACGATGAGGTGCCCACGCCATGTGGAGAGCCGGAACAGGCCCTCGCTGTTGCGCAGGTTCATGTTGCCGAGGAACGCGAACTCGTCACCGGCCTCGTTGAGCGCTGCGGTGATGAAGTCGGCCCAACCCTTGTTGGTGGGGTCCTCCTCCTTCGGGTAGAACACGTAGGCGTTGCTGTCTGCCGGGAAGATCGAATCCTCGACCTCCTTGATCCGGTGGACGGTCACGTTCATCACGTCCTTCGGCAGCTGGGAGGTGTTGGCCTCCTTCAGCAGCTCCTCGTCAACGACCGTTGCGGCACCGGTGTCGGTGTCGATGCTGGCCTTGGAGAGCGCTGCGACCTCGAAGATCTCGCCCGTGCTCATGTCACGGTAGCGCTGCTCGACGGGGTTCCCGTTGGGGGACACGTACTTGAGCTGCGGCTTCGAGTAGGTGGACTTGGCCTTCGGGAGCCGGACGGCGATGAGCTTGCCGGTCGTGCTGACGGGGCCGAGGTGGATGGTGAAGTTGGACACGTAGTTCTTCATCAGATGGTCTCCTTGTCTGTTGCTGCCGTGGCAGCTCGCATGGTGTTGACGTACTTGTAACCGAGGGGCTTGAGCGCACGCCCTCCTGAGGTGCGCTCCACGAAGTTGAGATTGACGAGCACTTGCTCCATCTCAGCGACACTATCTTCGGGCATACCGATGCCAGAAGCAAGCGTCTTGACTCCTGCCTTGCCAGTGCTGCTGTCTCGCAGGATGTCGAGGTAACGGTTGTGTCGGATGGTCAACCCGTCAGGGCTGATTCCGAGCAGGTCCAGGATGAAATCCACGTCCTGCGGGTCTGGGCAGTCTCGGGCGGCGAGCACCAACCCCTTCGCTGCACGAGG